TGTTTTGATCATCGTACTATAATCCTTTATATATTGTAAATTATAATTATCGCACGAATACACTTTATTTTATTATCTGTTCACACATACAGACTAATAAAAGAGATGTGTTACTCATCGTATTTCGGCTTTCGCATACGACAAACGAACAACTTTTTACCAACTTACTCAAGGTTGGCGGCTTGACTATATCTTCACGTATCCACTTTCGTTTATCCGTGTCTGTCTAATAGTCGATGGGAGTGGCACTTACTAAAAGCAGTACGCCCCTCTGCGAATTGGGTCATCACGCTTAATTTATAGAGTCACGTGAGCCTTTCCCGTCCTTGTTGGGTTATTTCTAAATCCCAAATCTAAGTAGTTGACACTTAGATATATAACAGCCTGTACCTTACCATACAGTTTATTTATTTTATTTTACAACATAGGTATATCTTAAAATGAATAACCATTTGTCTTTGTGTTTTATCCAGACATCTTTCATTCCGGCACGAGATATACCACTGAGCCTCGCAAGACCATTTAGCCTACGGTAAGTTAAAATGCGATAATTAACCCAGCTTTTTGTTAAGTGTTATGCCTGCTATAGTTCCTATTGAACCAAGTGAGCCCAATGCGTCTGTGAGATTGTTTATTTTATCTAAAATCCAATCAAGGGATTTTATAAGTCCAATTACTCCATCAGAATCAGCAATATTTCCAATGGTGTCAGTCCAAGTGTTGGAAAGCCTGTTCATAGAGCCTTCCCAACTATTTGCGGTTTTTCCGGCTTCTTTTGCCATTGAACCAGTGCCATCTTCAAACTGACCGAGCATCTTTTCGTACTCAGACCATCCACGCAATAGCGCGTCTAATTGTGTCGCTCTAAGTTTTCCACCAACCGCATTAAGAAGGTTTGTTCTCCTTAAATCGTTCTCGTCAAGTTTATTATATTCAATAGAAAGGTCGTGCAAAACATCCATAGCATCTCTCGTCTGGAGCACACCATTCTTGGTTTCTTTAAGAGAAACGTTGAGTGCATTACAAGCATTCTCATACTTTGTAAGACCCTCGGCATCGATACCTTCTTCTTCATCGGAAACCTGCCTAATATTAAGTAAAATTGCACGGAATGCACGGGCTACCTCAGAACCACTCTGTTGAGTTCTTGAGCCCATAGTCGCAAGTGCGGCAGTTAATTCGTTTGCTTCTACACCAAAAGATGAAGCCGTAGACGCTACAACTGAAAATCCTTCCGAGAGTTCAGTCATATTTATTGCATTATGATTGGTTATGTAGTTTACGCCATCCATAATGCTTGTCAAATCTTTTAACGAGCCGCCAAGCATATATGCTTTATCAGTTGCCACAATGAATTTGTTTGCAACTTCTGCCGTCATATCGCCAGCACCCTGAGCTTTTACTGAAAGCTCACCCATTTCTTCGGCTGTATCATAATAACCAGCTCTCGACATTTCTTGAACGCCAGCGAGATAATCAGTTGCCTTTTTACCGTAATCACTTGCAACATCAAACGCGTTGTTCCCAATGCCTTTTAATTGGGATTTGGAAAGGTTTTCGTTTGCCTTGCTAATCTCAGTTAAAAGTGTGTTAACCTCTTTAAGTTCAGTCATTGCTTGTTTGGTTTTTGAGATAACCAACATAATTGCAGAACTTACAGAAACCCATTGAGTAAAGCTTTCGGCAGCCTGTTTCATTTGTTGTCTTAAGTTAGCACCAAGTCTACCAAGACCACGCATTGAGGTTTCTACTTTTTTGAGTTCATTGTTATACTCATTCCACTTTCCAAGCGTTACACCGCCACCCTCAAGCAAGCGCACATATTCCTGTAACTTAACCTTTGCCTCTTCGGTTATTTTAGTGTTCTTGCTTAAAAATGTGTTTATTCTCAGAATTAATGACGAAGCCTTTTCTGTTGAAACGGGTTGGTTAAATTTATCAAAAGACAACTTTGCTTGGTCAACAGAAACCTTGACGGCTTTAAATTCTTGTTCGAGTCTGTCTGCTTCGGCTATTAATTGCTCACCAGACATCCCTTTCATATTATTTAAAATCTGTTGTAGCTGAGCTGTTTCGGCTTCTGCTTTGTTTGTTGCAACACCGTATCTTTCAAAGTCAGCAATAAGAGAATTTATTCTGTTTTGATATGCACTAACACCATGCCCGTTATCCAAAGAAAACTTGATATTGTCCATTTTTGTTTGAGAAGTAGATTTTCGTGCTCTTTCATCTTCAAGCCTTCTTTTCTTAGCAAGTGCCTCCCTTTCGGCATCAATGGCTTCCATTTCCTCTCGATGTCTCGCTTTTGCATTTGCAGTGGTCTTTTTGATTGTATCGGTTTCAGCCGCCAACTCTTTGTTTTTCTGTCTAATATTCTCCAGCTCTTGTTTGCGAAGACGGATATTTTCTTTTGTTCCTTCTTGTTGTGCTTTGTTGGCATCTTCGGCTGCTTTTTGTGCTTTTTTTAATGAACTTAAAATGGTGCTTGTATCAATATCAATACCCTCAGATTTTAAGACTTCTCGCATCTGTTTTGCAAGGTTTTTAAGTTCTTTTTGAGTAGTAGCTGTATCTAATACAGTTTGAAGATTTATCTTTTTTTTATTTAACTCTTGTTCAATCTTTCTTAAATCGTCGGGAGTTTTGCTTGAATCCAACCTCGCAATAAGTTTGACTATAAAATCATCCATATATAATAATCCTCCTCTCTATTTAGGTATAAAAAAGACTCCCCTAAATCATAGAGAGGGGAGTAGTAATCAGTTTTATTTAACAGGAATTTGCACTAACAAAATCCTTAACTTTTTTGTACATTTCTGTTGTGAAACTATCACATCTATTATAAAAGGCGTCAAGCGATTTGTTGCCTTTAGAAGAATTACAAACAGGACACACCGGTATAATATTATTTTTTGTAAAATGACCACCTTTTGTTAGTGCGACTATATGTTCTTGTGCTAAATATTTATGATGTCTACCAAAACATTCACTTTCTTCAATTCCACAATACGCACATTTGTGCTCAAAATATCTTAAAGTGTCATTCCATTCTTCTTGTGTCAAATCGGATATTAAATTCATTTTTCTTGAACGACGTTTTTCGTATGTATATTTGTTTCTGTCACGATAACACTTGTCACACAAACAAACACCACCATTTCTTAAAATATCTTCTTCTCTAAATATTTCTCCACAAGATGTACAAAATTTTTCGCCTTCCTTCAACATATAAACTTTACTTTTGTTTAAATGTCTGGAGTTAGTAAGTTCTCGTCCTGCCTTTTTTGCGATACATGACTTGCAAACAGTTTGTCCATATTCTCTTTCTGACTTATGATAAAAATAATCATCGGTGTCTGGCATTTCCAACATACAATTATGACACACTTTATATCCGTCACGAATACCAAAATCATCTTTAAACGCATTAATACTTCTTGTTCCAAATGTGTGATTTTGACACTCCTTGCAATTGCTTGAAAATCCTGTTTTTGTATTGCATCTACCATCACTTTTTTGGAAATATAATTCGTTTAAGGGTAATATTCTGTCGCAAGTTCTACAGTATTTTTTGTTTTCTGCATATAATTCAGCATTCTTCTTTCTGCCCCAACCAAACCTTGTTCCTTCACACTCCTTACAATAGGAATGAAGTCCACCGTATCGTTTGCTACCTCCAGATGCGAAAAAATATGTGTTTTTAGGGAGATTGCGCTTACATATTGGGCAAACCTTCTTGTCTCCTGTATATTCTTTGAACTTTTCCATTTCTGTTATGGGTGACTCAAATTCATTAAGCACAAGCCGTCTAAACCCACTATCTTCATCAACATCCCACGAAATATACTTTTCTAAACCGTCCATAAATTCCTCACTTTCATTTTAAAAATCAACATAAAAATAGAGTGGCTATTTAGACCACTCCTGCATTGCTTTTTCTAATTTGGTTGTTTTTATATACACCCAAAACATATCTTTTGATTTTGGATGTAACCCCACTAACTCATATTTAATACCTTTCGATGCGAAATAATCACGCATTGGAACGGAGTAGCAAGGGAATAGTTTTGATTGTTTTATTTAAACCAATCCTTCCTTTATTTTAAATTTAATCCATGAGCCTTTGCGTGTTTTTTGAATAAAGATACGAGTTTTCCACCACCAAACAATTCATTCATAGGCTCTTCCCAAATTTGTGTGCCAGAACCCCATCGACTTCCATCGTTATCGGTGATAGAATCCCAAGTGGTTTGTCCCTTTACAAAACTCGAAACATCCCAACCACCGTGTAATCCCGCATTGGCTGCAACAACAGTTTTGTATGCATCAGCACCCGGACTTTCATAGTTCAATGAATCAATATCTAAATAAATTTCAATTGATACCGAATTACCCGACACTTTTGCTTGTCCTATCTTACAACAATTCCTCAGTTGGTCTGTTCTGTCATACCAGTATCTGCCAACGATTTGTCTTACGCTTGGGTCATATTCCGAGTAGTATTTTGCAAGAGCTTTGTCTATTTCTTTTTTTACATCATCTGCAACCTTTTCAAAAATCGCTATGAGTTGTGGGTTTAAAGCTCCCGCAAGTTCTCCAAAATTATGTATTTGTTTTGCCATAATTATTCAGCCTTTGATTCTTCTGCTCGTTTTTCATTTATAACCTTGTTTGCAATTTTTACCTTGTTAGACAGGTCAATAAACTCATTCAACATATTCTGTAATTCTTCTGCATTATCAGATTTAGATGCTGTAAGCAAAAGCCTCTTAAATCCTTCTACGTAATCCATATTGTTGATAACAATACTGGATAACTGGTTAACAGCATAAACTTTTAGTAGCTTAAGTTTCTTTTTGTAAGTAAAATGATTAATAATTCTTCTAATGACCATAAATCAAATCTCCTTTAAATCTTTTAGTTAATTTTGAACCCATTAAAAGATTCTACTATATTATTCTCCGTTTTACATAAGAGAGAATAATAAAATAAATCACCATGAAACTGGCATTTCAACACCTATTCCTGTATTTTTGCAGTAAGCATAGGCTGAACCAACATAACTTCACCCTCTTGTAATTCGCTTACATATTCATCAATATCCTCAACTTTAGCGGTTACTTCACCTAACTGAATAGAGGTCGCATCAAGTTTTAATGCCAGATTTTCCAATACAGAACGTTCCTGCTCAGTCACTTCGCCCTCAAGTTCTTCATCGGGATGCTTGTGAATATAGTGAGTAACATAATTGGTGAAATCAACCATTTCGGTTTGACTATCCAATATCTTCAACCATATTTGAACTTTACCAGCAACATAAGTGAAAATGTTGTCCAGCGGTATCTCGATATAGTAGTAGATAGGGGAGTAGTCTGTTAAAAACTGTGTCACATCAATAGCTCTGCCGAGTTTCTCTTCGTTCATAAAACTTAACCAAATTGAACACTGCTTTAAATCTTTACCGTCAATTTGTTTCGGCATAATGATTTTGATTGTCTCAGCGTTGTGTTCATTTTTATATGTAGTACTTGACTTTGTAATCACCAAGGTCTTATCTTTTGACATTTTTAAAACCATTTGATACACCTCTCTTTCAATTTTTATTTTTCTATTAACCCTAAAATGTAACTTTCTTAAAGAACGTTCCTGTTTTGTCTACAGTCATTCCACAGCAAAGCGATTTCGGGTCTCGTTTCATTTCTGTATTACAGGTAGGGCACTCATGACCCGTTGCGACGTATTCTGTAATTCTCATGGATATCGTCTCAGTGTGCCCACATTTTGGGCAGAAAAAAGGATAAAACAATTCAAGATAACCTCGTTTCTTTTAAAAATTTTTCTATATCATAGCGATAGTTTGTTCTTAACAACTCGCTATCAATTTCAATAGGGTTCATTTTCAAAACATCACTCTTGCTGATTGATTAAACATATCTAAATATACATTTTTTATATTTTATATTTTCTCTCGCAGCATTTCTTACCCCTTGTACTTTCAAATCTATCCCAAATTTATGTTTTATATCAAAACATAGTTGTTTAGTAGAATCATATATAATTTCTTCGCCATCTTTTATAATTGAAATAGACTTTGATTTCCTATTTAAAGAGCGTTGTTTGTATGATTTTTGTGGGGTATAGTCACCCCATCCCAAAACATAACCATTTTTTAAATAAGTTAAAATAGTTATTCTTGCTAGTCCAAATTTTTCAATGCATCCATTAACACTTTGACAATGGTTATAATAATCACAAACTTCTTTTGAAAGATTAGACATAGCAAACTCATGGCATTTTTTAAAATCAATATTGCTTAAATCAAACATAGAGTTAAGTATATCATTAGATTCAAACTGTTCTTTCATATAATTCAATTCGTTCTTAACACTTTTAATTCTAATAACAGTAATGCTATGATTTTTAGCTAACAAATCTTTTATGTAATCATTTTTTTGTTCTTCGTCTGCCGTCTTTTTGTTTAAAGTATTGTACTGATAATGAAAGCCACCATCCATTTCTAGTATATATTTTTCACCATCATACTCAAAGTAATTGTCATATCTTTTGCCATTTCCCCAATCAGGAATATATTCATGACAAACATTTTGTACAGGTAACTGCCTTAAAAACTCATATGAAAATTTATTTGGGTATGATATTCCATCTCGACAGTTTTTACATCGAAATCCAAAATTATAGACATTTGAAATTTTTTGCGAAGAAATATCTCCACAATCAGGACATTTAAAATCGATATATGAATTTGAAGTTTTTGTGTACAAACTCCCATCTTCTTTGTTTTTTATGTATTGTAGCATCCAATTTGCCGTCGTGTTTATATCGTTAATTCCAACTGCAACTTTTCTTCCGCTACATACGGGACATCCTCTACCTTGAGATAAATGGGACTCATCAATGTAAATTGAATCGTACCCACATTTATTGCACAGCAACTTATACCATTTTTGTTTGTAAATATAATTGCCGTACAAATAATCTTTTGTTTCTTTAGCTAAAATCGTTAAATTTCTTTTGTCGTCTTTAATATTTTCTCCATCATGAAATTTCCATTTTGTTTTTATTTCTTTTTCTCTCTGCTCTCTTTTTTTTGACGTATTCATAATCACACCAGCCCCCATCAATTTTTGAAAAGCAAACCCACTTATAATTAACATTTGGGTAGTGATACCAAAACAATTTTCTTTTTATAATTGCTACACTATCTGGGCAACCCTTTGTGTCAATTACTTCTTCATGACCATCTTTGTAAACAATAAAAAAATCTGCCACGTATTTAATGGGTTGTACGGACTTATTATCGTGTATAAACTTTGGTTGTAACTCATATGGCTTTTGTAATTCGTATTTTACCACATCGCCACTCTTCACTAATGGACAAAGTACATCTCGATAATATTTCATCTCTAAGATAGAGTCAAAAACAATCCCGTTATATGTACGTTTTTCAGTATCTTTATCTACATTAAATTTTGATCTACTCACTATATTATTCTCCATTCTTGGATGCGAATCTTGTCATTGTACCACCCGACCATGAGCTTGCATTGTCATTCAATCTTTTGACCAATACATAGTCCGGCACTGACTTAATAAAAGCATCTTCAAATTTTTTACCTTCGTTCTTTGCTATATCATTCACATCCTTTATAATAATAGAAGAAGAGGATGCTAACCTAAATTAACACCCTCTCCTTAAATCCTATATTCAATTGACTTGTTTCTCATCGGCTAATATTTTTGCATATTCGCCTTTAATTACTTTAATACTAATTGAGACCTCACCGTTCTTTATATTGTATTTTTCAATAATTTTCTCGTACTTGTCATATGTCGTAATTGCATGCTTAAGACATTCTTTGCTAACAATTCTTCCGTTTGAAATTTTATCAGCCGTATTAATTATTTCCCATCGATAGTCAGAAATTTGTTTATCAAGCAAAAGGTCTTTTAAACCCTTGATATCATCAATTAATTCTTGGTGGCTTGTTTCGTATTTCTTTGTATCGGCTTCGTGTTTATCTTTTAGGTCTTTTATGTCTTTTTTATTCTTTTCTAATAAATCGTGGTCTAATTGTCTCTGTTTAACCCACTTAACAGGCTTTCCGATTATCTCAGAAAACTTGCCAATTATACTATACATTGCAATTATCCCAGACATTATAATAAACACTGTAAGAATGACGGCGGTAAAATCAAGTTTAAGTAATTCTCTTATTGGTTCCATTCATATACTACCATCCCTTCACTATTAACTCCAAATAATACCGCCCCAAAGCTGTCTACCGTCGCCTTTAAACTTATATTCACCATTTACCTTTAAGGTAGTAGAACCACCACCATCAAGAGATATAGCAAAATCAAGACCAAGATTTTTTGCTGTTTCGCTTGCTCTAGTTGCATTGCTACCTGAACGCACAGCAATAACAATTCTATTATCAGACTTTCTATATCCGATAATCGGTCTATTGGTTGTCCTTATAACGTCTGAAAATTTCCCAACAAAACCTTCTTCTTCAGCCGTAATTTTAGGATAAACACCATAACCACTGACCGCAAACCATACACCTTTTTCTTTTGTGATGTCGGTAATATATTTTAATTGTACATTATTCCAACCATAACATACGAGAGTAGCAACAGGCTTACCATGGGTTGCATAATTAGATAAAACTTTACCTGCATTAACAGCCATACCTTGGGGAAACACTTTGCCGTTTCCTTGTGGCATAAAGAATAAACTGTTTACAAAGTTATCATATGGTGTTTTATTTGTAGCCCTCTGAGTTTCTACATGAAAAATATTTCTAGGGTCTATTTCAACAACATGAGTGGTGCCAATGACACTATATTTTGTAGGAACAACAGAAGGGGTAATTTCTTTATTCTTTTCAGTAGTGCTCTTATTGGTAGTTATATTTATCTCTTTTGTATCATCCTTCCAATCGACACCATAACCAAGTAAGTCACAAAACTTCCGTATGGGAACATAAACAGATCCATCTATATTAGTAAATGGTATATCTACTTTTTTGTCATTAATTTTTATAGTAGTTTGTGCCGAAGGAGATGCACTAACTTCCTCTTTCTTTGTATGTTCAATTCCTAAATGATCACAAATACCCATAAAAATTGCATTAGCTAAACCATCTTGATTATTCTTTTGTATACCTGAATCTCGTGTGTTAGAAATAAAACCCATTTCTATTAAAATTGCAGGCATTGATGTTGCTTTTAACACGCTCAATTCTGGTCTTTCCGATATTAAATTACTACGCCCAGTTAACCCAAGTTTTAGTAGCTGTGTATTTATTTTGTTTGCTAATTTTTCAGCATTCGTTCCTTTTTTATATATACAAATATGAGAACCTTGTGCTGACTTGGATGCTGAACTGTCTGTATGTAGCGAGATAAAATAATCAGCTTTAAAATTGTTAGCCAAAGAAGCTCTTTGACTTAGACTTGAAGAGACACTTGTTCCAACATTATCAGTTATTTTGTTTCTTGACATTTTAACTTCAAAACCAATGTTTTTTAAAAGTTTTGAAAGTTTTTCAGAGATTTGAAATGTTATATCTTGTTCTCTCAAACCATTACCAGAAGCACCTGTGTCAAAACCCGAATAATTATGTCCGGGGTCAATAAATATTTTTTTCATACACACTCATCTCCTTACTGTCTCTTAATCTTGGAGACGAGTGCCTGAACATCTTCGACAATCAAAGTGCCATTCTTCAAAGCATCTAAAATCTGTTGTGCTTCCTGAGCACCTGTTGTTACATTTCTGTTTTTATATGTATTATACAATGACGCAACTACAAGAAAAATACCAGACACGATTACTGATATTTCTTCGTTTTCTATTGGCAAAGTATTAATGCCAAACATCTGTAATACTGCATTTATAAGAGCAACAAGCAGTATTAATATACCTGTAACGGTTTCAGAGGTAATACCCTTTAAATTTATTTTGTTCATAGTTAGTCCTCCGTATTTTTATTCTGTTTTTGTTCATTCCAACGACCTATATACTTTTTATGGTCATCTTTTGTGAATGCAAACGCCCATCTTTTGGTGTCGGGAATAACTGTCTGGTCTACGGGCTTACAACCCCACAACCAATACTGAGCTGCCTGTAACGCGTTCCCATACCAAATGACATCTTCCATTTCATATTCTTTTCCTGTTAATTCGCTTGTCGTTTTTATGTTTAAAACATCCTTCCGATAAAAAGTAAAAAATAGGGGAGAAACTATGAAATGAATAGCATCTCCCCTATAAAAGAGTTTTTAAAATAATACTATTCATAATTTTATTCTTCAGCGTCACTTTCTGTAGCAGATTTTTCAACGACTATTTCAACAGCCTTTTTCTTAGATGACTTACGTGCAGGAACATCTTCTTTTAAAATTTCATCAAGCACTTTTTTAGCACTCTCCTTAAAATCTTTCATTCCTGCCAAATCTATATTTGCAAGCATTACCTTTGCATCTTCTTTAGTAATAACGCTAGCGTTATACTGTTTAAGAAGAATATAAAGTTTATAATGCTCTGGACTGCAAGCTAATTTTCTCCAAGGTGTAAAAGACTGAATTTCATCACAAGAATCACAAGCGTGATAGCCCTTACCACAGATAATGCACCAATGGTTAATCTTCTTTGACATAAATCCTCCTTGATATAAGAGAGGGTATAGCATTAACCATACCCTCAATCCTATTCAATATAATTACTCAGCTACGATTACGCTGAAGAGGTCAGCCTCATCGTCACAATAGTCCTTCATAAAGTCAATCGCAAGTCCGTGCTTACCTGTGGCTGTAAGAGTTGTATCAACAGAAGACGGATCAATCTTACCCTTCTTAGCAACAACTGCACCAGCATACTTGATGTTTTCGTTACACTGGTCTCTGAAGATAGCGAAAATCTTAACACCAACAGCTTTCGGGAATTTCTCAGTGTTGTTAACAACACGAACAGCACTTTCAGATTCATATTCGTATTCAACATAAATTTTACCAGTTACACCAGTAGGAACTGTGATTGTGTTACCATCCACTGTAAATTCTGTAGCGGTTGCACTTGTACCAAGAGCATACTTTGTTGCAAGGGTGCCCCTTTCAAGTTTGTAAATATACTTGATATCGTTAGAAGGTGTGTGAGAAAGGGTGATCTTTCCGCCTTCTACTGTAAGAGTTTCTTCGCAAGGTGCGACAATCTTATTGTCAGTAGAAGCAACCTCTTTTTCAGTACCATACTGCTGCGCAAGCAAATCCATACTGTGGAGTGAATTTGTAGTCTCAAATCTACCTTTCTTAGCTCTGAAAAGTTTTGTAATCAAAGCACCAACAGCATCAGTAATTTCCTCGCCATCTGCTGTACTTGAAAGTTTAGGGTCTTCAAGCTTTGTTAGACGAGTAAGAACGGAGCCATCTTCCAAGTCAGTAAGGATAAGTCCACGAACTTTATCAAGAATAAGTTCATTAACATTAATAGCCATATTAGTTTCCTCCTTGTTATTTTTAGAACAAAATAAAAGAGAGGCTTATTAAAGCTCTCCCATCCAGTTTGTTTCTTCTTTACTTAATTTCTTTAAATCTACACCAAAACCAGAATAACCACTTTGCAATAGCAATTCTGCATTTTTGATTTTACTTATACGACCAATACCATCCATAAAAGCATTTATATTTAAACCAAGAACAAAGTCTCGATTAAAACCACTCTCTACAACCAGTGTTGATATCAAAGGGAGAAGGTAGGCTTTCGGTTTTTTACCTTTGTTTTGTTCATACTCATCACGAGCATCCTCAATCAAAACTTGTCTGGTTGCTTCGTTACCTGGCATTTCATCGTTTCTTTTGATTTTGTGCATCTGACGAAGCACACTAACAATGCAAGTATAGGCATATCTGTCAATTTGCAGATAACTACCGTCCTCAAAAACTTGCACCATCACAACTTCTTCAAGTTGTTTATTATACATTAACTGCATTTTTGAGAAATCAATAACATTTCCAAACAATATCTTTGTTTTTTCAACATCAAAACCTCTCGCCAATACAGAATAAAAGAGTTCATAATCCTCAATCTGTGTATAATCTTTGCCCATATCATCTAACTGCCATTTTAAGTCGGCACCAACAGAACATAAAGTATATATCATTCCGTAATACTTGTTGTCGCCGTATTCTATTATCTCGTCAACGGACGGCTGTTTGATTGTGATATGGTCATTTATTTTTACGCTATATCCACGATATATTTTTGTATCGTCATTGTCTTCAAATAAACAGACAAGTTCTTTCTCTTCTTCGGGTGGTTTCATTAAAAACTTCATAAGAGAAGAAAAGTTGTCGTTTATAGTTTTCAATCCAAGAATGATATTTTCCAACGACAATACAATTTTACTTGTGAAAGCAGATGAAATCCTATTCAAAATCTTTTTAAACATTTTTCACCTACTCTTCACACATAGATTTGTTGAGGTCTTTCATTTCAAATATCATCTGGCGATATAAGAATTTTGGTGAATATGTACCCTCAACATTATGAACCAAATCTAACTTACCAAATAAATGCAAGTTGTATTTGTCATTCTTGCTACCACCAAGAGTATCACGACCATTAAACTTCTTGTCTATCAACATGGATATATAGTCATTTCTATTTGCTGATATTTTGGGTATATTATCAACATCCATATGGTCGTTATGAGAATAAATCCAGATTTCTAAACGTGGGACAACCCAAGTGTTATTCTTATCATAAGTCTTGGGTATGTGTACCTGAAGAGTGATAAAGGTTGTTACATCCGTAATAGTATCTGGATTTTTATTATACGAGAATATATTATAATCAGTAAGCTGGTCTCTATCCTCTACAGAAGATATCTTAGGACTGTTTATTGCATAATAAAAGGATTCGTCGTTTATCATCTCTTTGGCAATAGCCTGTTTTAAATCATTTATAATTTCACTGTTTGCCACACGACCACCTCCTAAAACGGACTTACGATTGTAATAACAATCTCGTCAAGTATTTTATCGCCCTGACAAAGTGTGAGTTTGAACATCTCGTCAATCAAATCTTCGTCTTCAACAAGCAACTTAACCTGATTGCCATTCTCAGTCAAACCTACCTCAATGTCGCCCACAATGTTCCACTTAAATTCATCAGACCATTCAACTGCATTACCGTCCTCGTCAACCAAATTGGCTGTATAAGTACGACTAGAACCAACTTTAAGGTTTTTATTGCCAGATATAGTTCCAGTGATAGCATTGGATAGAATTGTCGTTTCATCGTCATTTTCAAGCGGAGTAGCAGGGGAGATGTAGTCGCAAACTCCATACTTCAAATCATCTTCACTTGCCGTATAGGCACATTCCTCAACAATCCAATGAGTAATTCCGTGTCCGTTATATGTATCAGCAACATTGCCCGTATTAGCCAATAAATACGCTGTCGGGTCTTCTTTGTTGTTGTCAATAAAGAACTTTTTAGCCATTGATTTTTTGAGCTTAAGAGCTTCAGCATCCAACGGTATATTGATTGAAAGTTTATCTGAGCCTAATGAAATTACATTGCTCTCAGCAAGACCGTCATTGTACTTACTTGCACTTAAAATAACAGCCTGACGCTCAATGATTTCACCAAGTTCATTCTGCCACTTTAAAAGATAATTGCACTGTTGCAGTTTACCATTGCGATACAACTCGTCGTCGTAATCACAAGTAGTAACAAGCCACCAAGAATTAGCCCACTCAATGTAGTCGCCAATATTTATCTCTTGCCCCGGCATACTTTCAAATTCTTTATAATAAGGCTGTGTGCCTTCGTTGATAACCAACTGCGTTTCTATGCCATTAAGTTTAATCGTTTTATACGACAGACTATCAACAACTTTGTTTTGCAAATTCGCTTTCGTGCGATTTACCATTCGCTCTCGTTGAGTAGTACCATGCAGGTTTATTCTTGCGGTATATCTATCCATTAGAATCAACCTCCTTAAAATACTTTTCATTTATCTCTTCGAGAATACGAATGCACTTAAATACTTCTCGTTTGCAAACCTTATTAGAATACTCTTCTGAAATAAGAAACTGCATTGTATTCAACACAGTTATAAATCTTGGCTCGTTAACCAAGATTGACACCAAATCTTTATTCCCGATAAGTTCTCTAAGGTAACTTTCGAGATACGATTTTAGAGTGTCTGACTTTTCTTCTTTAAGAGGAAGTATCTTGTACGTCTTGTTTATCAAAAACTCAAAATACTTACAAAAATTCTCTCTTGGCAACGCCCCGTATTTCACTTCTATCATGATTTCAACTCCTTCATATCGGCAATGATATAGGAGTATTCATTGGTAAGACTTCTTGCTTGTTTTCGAGCAGTGTCATATCTATTACCAACCTTTTCAAGAAGATTGGCGGGGGAGAATACTGAAAAGTCTTTTGTAGAAAGATTGTTTCTAAGGTTTTCAAGATTGTTCACGTAAGGCTGTAGCCAAAACACTGTCATCCATTCGGTGATAATATCCATTACTTCATAAGGTATCTCTACCGAGAATTCCATGAGTTCATCGTCACGAAGAGATAAATCTACAACCTTGTTTGTGACACGACCACATCTTGAAATTGCCTTATTCATATATGCAACAAGCATTTCTGTCTGCAAACTTTCAGCAAATGTAATCAAATCTGGGTCAGTTATTTTATCTTTGAATTCATTAAATACAGTTTCATAACTTGTATTCATGGTTAGCACCTCCTTAATTAGTCGATGCTAAATTTCACATTTAACGCCGTTTCAAGAGCATCAATAGTCTTTCCTGTGCATTCTTTAGCATCAATTTTTACCTTTGCTCTTGCGGCAACAGTAGCCTTCATTCCGGCAGATAGATTAGAAAGAGTGCGAATAAGTGTAGAATCGTCCATGTCGAAAATTGAGTCAATGGTATCAGGCGTCAAAATATGTTCATAAAACTTTGTAACCTTTAAAAACTCATATAACTCAATTGCAGAATAATCTTCTGTATCTTCTAAGATAATCCAATTATCTGTAAAGAAACGTCTTTGAGAATTCTTCATAGAAACAATTTCGCCAAGTGTCATATACTCACAAGCACCAAATTCGTCCCAATCTACAGCATCGCCATTTCTGGCAATATAAGTAGCACCTCCAACGACATTACAAGTTACTGGAACTTCAATATCGAGGGGGATTTTAGAAACCTTTTTTGAAGCTTTTTTTACAGGCTTTTCAGTATTGTTATCTTTGTACTTTTCTTCGTATTCGGCACGAATTTCCGCCTCAAGTTCTGCTTTGATTTTCGCTTCTAATTCAGCTCTTTCCATAGCCTCTTTTTCGGCTCTCTGTTCTTTTGTTAAATTTGCCATTATATTCCATCTCCTTTTATTCAAAGAGGGCGGTATAAATCCGCCCTCAAATTATAGTTGTTTACCTTACGCAAGCTTGTACACGCCAAATGCAGTTGACAATACAGCCTTAACGCCATATCTCTGAGCCATGAAATACTCCTGAGAAAGGTCTGCGTTACCAAGCATATCTCCGGGAACGATAAGAGTATCGCCTTCAGTTACAAACTTGATAAACTTTTCATCACCAGCAACGATGTAAAGGTCGTTACCAAGGATAAAGTCTGTGCCACCGATCTTATGACCATTCTGCATTACAACGATAGGAGTTGTATAGAAATGACCATAGTAACCCATAGCATAAAGGTCTTCTTTTGCAGAATCTGCATCAGCGCCCTTAACGCCTGTAATCTTTCTTACAGCCTGTTTAGAACCGATGATTGCTGCTTTCTTACCTGTAGCAGCTTCTACGTGGTCAATTACTTCTGCAAGTTTAGCTTCGTCAAATGTACCGTTTGCTGTATAAGGAGCAACAAGACCATCAAATGTTGCAACTACAGCACCATACATTTCCTCAGTGATTTTCTTCTGGAAAGACTCAGCAACTTTGTCGATAAGCTTGTTGAAGTCAACACGACCAGCAAGAACTCTACGAAGTTCTTCGTAAATCTTAATGCCCTTAATCTGTGTCTTAACAACAACTTCTTCGCCACCAGCCATTCTCTGTCTGCGAAGACCCTGTGTGCCTTCAGCAATGTCAGCAACGATGAAAAGACCTTCGTCTGTAAGTTCAAATACGTTAGAATCGCCTTCTGCTACGTTTCTGTAATCAACATAGTTGAAGAGAGGACAAGACTCAGGAAGTCCTTCGATAACAGTCTTGTTGATAATTTCCTCAACGATAGCAAATACACCACTGCACTTGCCATCTCTAATTGCTCTATAATCAAGCTTTGTAGAACCACCATTTGCTTCAATAAGAGCCTGTCTTAATGTTTCGTTGGTGTCATCTACAGAATAGTTACCAGCTATATGACCTTTGTAAGAATCAACAGCCATCTTAATAAGATTTTTATCTGCCATAATATGTAATCCTCACTTTCTTTTAAACTTTTAATTACTGTACTTCGTATACGTTGTATGTATATCTACCAGCAGTCTCAGTGCCCATAAACTTAGCAACTACAACGTCACCAACAGTCTTATCTGCGCCAGCATTTTCACCAGCAATAGAGAAGATATCTCCTGCCTGAAGAAGCATTACACGGATGATTTCGCCAGCTTTATTTGTGAAGTTAGCCAAATCTGTGTCGCCAACACCACACTGGTCGTAAATAAGTTCAGGTGTGCAAACGATACCTACATTTACATCGCCTGTTGCAGGAGCTGTAGCTTTATGAACTTCTCTTTCACCGTCCACAAACGCACCTACAGTTACGAGTTCACCATTTTCAATTGCAGTAGCAGTTTCGTCTACAAAATACTTTGCACTCTTAATAAGAGAAGGTACTTTTGTTGCTGCCATATTGTCTAATCTAACAACTTTTGCCATAATTCAAATTCCTCACTTTCTTTACTTGTTTAAATATTTTTCAATAATTCCGCCATAAGGCACATCATCATTTATTTCGGGTTTCTCAATAGAAAACTTAAGAGAATCCTTAGATGAATTCATTGAATACATGCCAACAATGCACAGACACTCTTTCTTCAGCTCATCAAGCGAATAGTTAGCAGACTGAGATTTAAGTGTTTTAAATTCTTCGGTTTTGCCAATCTTTTCTTCGTAATCAGCGAATAATGTATCTTCTGCGTTCTTGCGTTCTTCAACCTCTTTTCCTTCTTTATACTCCTTAAGAGCATTAAAGTCAGAATCTAAAAAAGAGTGCTCTGCTTTGTAGTCAGAGAACTCCTGTTCAAGTGTTGAATATTTAGTTTCGTATTCAAGTCTTTCTTTTTCGATTTTCTCTTTTTCTTCCAATGTAAGCCACATCTTAACCATTTCTTCGAACTCGCTTGTGATTGTAGCGGTAAGAGTTGCTTCATCGAAAGTATAAGTAAATCTGCCATAAGTACATTCGTAATTGTCAGGAGCCCAATAACTCTTTTCAACATAAACATACTCATCGTCAAAATCTTCTACCCAGAAGTATGTTTCTTCAAGATAGTTACCCTCATCATCTTTTACGATAATCGGGTCTAACGCATTGTTTAGAGCATCACGTTTCTGTCTGTATGTAGCAGAAAATGCGATAGGCTCTGTTTTCTGTTCTCCGTAAAGTTCTTCCATTTTTGCACTCAATTCTTCTTCAGACATATCTTCAATAGAAAAATCTAAATCTTCAATGGTCTTGCTGAACTTCTGGAGGATTTCAAGTTTCTTATCCAAAGTGCTACCTCCTTTTTCACTATTGTTTTTATTAAAGAATCCATTCAATTCTTCTTTTAACTCATTCATTAGGGATGAGAATTCTTGTTTATCAATGCTATATGTAATTGGTACAATAGATGCTTTCGGAAAACAAGGGTCGACATTAAACTTATCGTCATCAGACTTTTGGAGCATACACAACGCATCAAAAGAAAAGTCGATAATGTTGGTGTAAGATGGGTCATCTTTCAAAGGTTCATACTTTGAATAGAATATTTCCATACTTTGACCAGTGAATATGTTTTCGTCATAGAATGCATCTGCTAATTCAGGATATCTGCCTATCCAAAGAATTACCTCGCAAGTTAAATATGTAGAGGTTGTCCCATCGTCATTTTTAACTTCTTCGTATACAGGAGATTCAGCAGGAAGAGCCACGCCGAATGGCACACACTGACTTTTTAGTTTAAAATCATTCAAATCAATCTTGTAGTCGTGCCCGCCGAGATGATAAACACCATTATCATCAACCATTAAGTGACCGATTACCGGTACATACGCAAGAGTATGAAATGCCTTATCTACATTTTCTTTATCAAAATATGACCTATTTACATTCTTACCTAATGCCATTACATAACATTTTGCTTTCAAAAAGTTCTCATTAATTTTTTCAAACGAAGAAAACTTTAAATTTGACAATAGCGATACTTTTTCTAAATCCATTTCAGTTCCTCCTTTCTCATGCTAAAAGTGGAGCATGTTGTCTAAAAAGAAGTCTTTTGAATCAAAGTTGCTATTGATGTATTTCAACAGTTCCTCAGAAACAAAAAAAGCATAAATGGACTGACCATTTATGCTGTCTAATGTATATCTAAATCCTAAATTAGCAAGTTCTTCTGCTTTTTTAGAATCGAATACCTTTATTAAATTTTTCTCCATTTATTCACACCACCTAACGATTATCGTTTGCATCAATGTTTCTTGTCTGTTCTCCTGCATCACCAAGAGTTTCGCCCTTCTCTTCTGCTGTAGGTCGTCCGCCTTGATTATCAACAGAACTTTGTGTATTAGAAGAAACAAGTGGAGTAAGCCAACATTTCTTTGACAAGCCAAGCAACTCTTCTTCGAGATAAGTCATGCCCAAAATATCACTTGGAGACATACCGAGTGCGGAAGCATATTCCAACTTAACAGGGAGTCCGTATGTGGCTGCCTTTGATAATCTGTTTGCGTGTTCGTCTTGGTTAAAAATGGATAGCCGAGAAAACTTTAATTTAAAGTCATAAGGCAAATTAAACTTTTTAATCTTCATATTAAAGAATCTCTCAAACTGCTGAAGTATCGCAAATGCAATTGCCTCGTCGGGTTTTACGGACAACATCATAGACCCAGAAGCTGATATATCGCCACCACCAAACAATGCTGATGTCGTGCCCGCACCACGCCAGAAGTTATTAATTGCTTCTTCAACATTGTTCCTGTCGGACGCCGTTGATGTTTGAAATGAAAATTCATCAACGTCAAAAGGAGAGAGGAGGAGTCCAATTCCTTCAGGAAGATTTTGACTCATTTGTCCATAATACTTTTGAGCCGTCTCATAATCCATTTTTGGAACACCATCATCATCCGTTTCCATTTTTGCTGCCAATACTTTGTAATTATCATTTTCTGCTTTCGCCTTATTTAACAATTTATAGTCATCTATTGAAAGAATATCTAAAAGCAATCCAGTAAACATAGGAAGAGAGCAAGTGGGGTCGGACTCGTCCGCTTTTATACAAATTCCACTTTCTGGTTCGTACCATTTCTTGTTTTTATCTCCCTCAATTCCTTTTTCGGGATTGCCCTTCCATAACTCATATGCCTTTTTAACATCGTTCCCATATATATCAAGCAAATATTCTTTACTTGAAAAATAAGCCATATCTATTGAAAATCTAAACACTCCATCTTCAATAGAAGATATTTTTGCATATCTGTTATCAAATGGCTTTATATAGAAAGAGTCTTCAGACTCATAACATAGACCATAATAAACGCCGTCACGCGCTGCAATCTTCATCGCCTTTATTCCTTCGTGGCGAAGATTGTATTTCTCACACTGATTTACAACATAATAATATGATTTTTTGTATTCTATTTTCTTTGGTTTGTCCAAAGGTATTTTTGTAGGTGTTACCGTATAATTATAAAGAAGGATGGTTGCTTGGAAATCTATAAGGCGTCTATAGTGACCAGAAACCAAATAAAGAAATCCACTAAGTTCACGAAGTTCTTTTTCGTGCTTCTGTGGATTTTCTAACATTTTTGCTATTTGCTCTTTGCTATATCTCTTATAAATTACACTTTCATTTCGACTGTTGATTAAGTCTTGAATGATGTTTTTCTTCAAATTAGCAAAAGAGAGTTGAGCATATTTCTGCATTAGTTTTGCTTGTTCTTCTTTGGTAAAATCTTTTACTTCCATTTGTTTTCCTCCTTCCTTATAATTTTCTCAAAGATGGTTGCTTAGACATTATAAATTTCGATGGGTCGAAATTCTTTTCATTGGGCTTTTTAAGCTTGGTTTCAAGTTGACACTGAACCCAATAATTATACCCAACACTACTTACACGGTCTTTACGCATTCCGGTCTTTTCATATACTTTAATATTTACACCCTTAGTTTCATATTCAAGGTTAATCAATTCGTTAACCAAAAGGGTAGTGTGAATATAAGGCATTTGCAATAAAGTTTTGTTACTCAATTCTAAAGAGTTGTAGCCTCTTATATCTCTCAATATTTCTTCTGCCTCGAATTCGTTTATCAATAAGTTTATTTTGTGCTGTCGTAATCCTTCTCTTAATGACAAGTACATATCATTATTAAACTGTGCTGTTGCCTGAATTGCCCAAATAACTTTTGGTGCATTCGGAACCTTACATCTATCGGCATATACTTTATCGTTACAACAACTCAGTGCCCCATAAGTTTCACCTGTTAATGGGTCGTACATATCTTTTATCAAACAATCGTAAACGCCCAGACCGATACCTTTTACGTCAAGAGCGATATATGTACACTTATACATCTCATAATATCTACGAATAATTAGTGCTAATTCGTCAGTATTCAAGCCCTCGTGGTTCTCGGTGTATATCATATTACCAACATACTTTTGATTGTTTGTCGGTATTGCACTGTTGATAAATATCGAAGCGGCGTCGTTGTTTTGTTTCTTTGATGCCAGCAACGCAACGTCAGTAGATATAATTCTTTGCTCATTTGGTTTTAAATCTGGTATCTTAACTGATTTGTCTGCAAGCATTCTTGAAATAGTGGTAGGATACACACATCTTTTTAAGATACGATTCTTTGAAGTATCTTCGTAAGAGAAAAGGCTTCCGTCTTTATCTCCATACCACAAACATCCCATTTCCATATCCCAAGCCATTTCCGAAAAGTCTGCTTCTGACATTTCATCTTCAACCTGTTCACGAGACAATAAACCTTCTTTAATGGATACTTGATATGGAAGACCGCATATAAAGTATTTCTTTGTATCATTAACAAGGTTTGCACAATATGCTTTTGCTTTTTCAAAAGACCAATGAGACTTAAACCAACAGCTCGACATATATATCTCCTTGTTGCGTTCAGCCATGTGTCTATATTCTTTTTTGTTTAAAAATTTAGGTGTTCTTGGTGCTGTCAAAAACTTTCTAAGAACAGTGTTGATGACATTTAAATCAACCATTCTAAATTCATCAGTGATCAAAATATTTGCTCTTGCAGAGCGTCCTGAATCTGAAGCTGTTACAACTTTTATCCAAGAACCATTTTTAAAATTAATATAAGCCTTGTTTTGACCTACCGAATAATCTTCAACTTCCATTTTAAGATTATCGGACTTATCCATAAAGTCTGTAGTTATTTTTTCAAGAACCTCGTTTGCCTGATTTCTGTTTTTAGATGCAACACATATCTTCGTGCCGGGATATAAAATACACCTAATAACACAAAATAGTGCAGTTAACCACGTTTTCAAATTGTTATTAACCCACGACTCTTTATTCGTGGCTCTGGAAGTTTCCTTCATTTTCATCGGTTGGTCAATTCCAACCCAGTTTGGAGTACATTATCCATATTATTCATATGGTCGGAGACTCTTGGGAATATTTTATTTATTCAATTCCTACTCTCTACGGTGTTTTACAGCCTTTCGCAATCTGTAAAATTACCTCGGTATTAGCATATATTTCAACTTAGCTTTCACCGATTTTCTCCGATTTAGACAGGGCTAAAGTGGTTATCTGTTTATATGTAATTCGTTATCAGTTTCAATAAAAAAGAACTTATTGTATTTTCGCGATAAATTCCTATGGCTGTCCGAATATAAATACCGTTTAAATCTCTCTATATTCTCAGCACCATAAATATAAATATTAACTGCGTTACTGCGATTGTCTTTCTTTAATTCAGAAACAACAATCCCCTCTGATAATAACACATCTCGTAATTGTTTTAAAAACATCGTATTACCACAAAAATAACATCTATAATGATGTTGTTTATAATACTTATCTTTTTGAGAATGATAATACTCTCCCTCTGTATATGAAACACCACCATCGCCATCAAAATATCCTCTTATAAAATGTCTCAATAAATGCTTTGGGACAATTTCTTCTGTTGGAAATTCTAATGTTAGACTTTTTTGTGGCGTGCAACCTAAATTAATTAGATCCCTACAAAGAGACGTACAGTTTAAAACTATTTTGTCTGCATGATACTTATTAGAAATGATTTTATGTACTATGGGAATGTTTGTTTCTAAATCGTACTTGAAATTTTCTAAATGTTCTTTGTCTTCCGACTGCAATACTAATTCCAATGACATAGATTTTAATTTTTCGTTCCTGTAAAATCTTGTTATACAACCATCTGCATATAAAAATCCCAGCCAATATGCTTGTTTTTCGGTTGTAATTTTTTTGAAATAACTCTTATTGTAAAAATATTTACTCATTGTTTATTTCTCCTTTTCACACGTGATGTTTTTTTTTGTTAACCCTGTCCACGTGCAGCAAGATACATAAAGTAGTTGCTTATGTTCATCATATAAAGAAGAATTATTTGAAAGAATTTTAAGGTTACTCCCAAATAATCTCTTGCAAATCGATGTGGATTTGCTCTATAAAAACTACACCAAGTAGCAACGCCATTCATTATTTTGGCAGACTTGTCATTGGCAACTTCTTTGTCTGTTTTTTTACTGGTTTGAATCATCTAATTCACCACCAAAAACAGCATCAAATAGTGCCTCATCATCATCTTCATATTCTGGTTTTTCAACCTTATATTTAGCCATTTCAGCCTCATACATACGAGAATATGAATTCTTTATGCCCATCATTTTACATAAATGTCCTAAGAAATAGACGGTTATATATCTGACAATACCATCTACATCTTTCCATTCTTCGTCAGGCTCAGGAATGGGTTTTTCATTTTCCCATTTTCTAATCAAAGTGCCAAATGTATTTTGTTCTGCCAATGTATTATCTTTTGTTTGTTTTGGCTGTAAATTAGCAGTTGCCAACAAATCTTGTAGCGTCCTTGTTAAATCCTTAGTAGGTAATCCAGCACGTTTTGCTTTCAATATATCTAACTGAGCATAACATATCTGTTTAAACACTTCTTCTTGAGCTTTAGTGTTGCACTCGTGTCGAGTTGTCCAGTCGAGATATTCATCTTCTAAGAATACATAGTCGTCATCTTCAAAGCCAGTACCAAAGAATTTAACTGTTTTTAACTTAGCCTTTTTAGAATCTTTAACATCTTCGAGAGTTTCAATTACCTCGGCTTTCTTGTTCAAGAAATTGTATTTAAGACTATCAAAGAATGTTTTTCTACCCCCGACATTCAAATTCTTTTTAGCGGCATAATGACTAATGCGTGAGCGATCCGATGAAATTTCTCTTGCGCATTTAAGAGGTTCAACATCAAATACCCAATCCACCTGCTGACAAAAATGCTCTATTGCGTGTTCTTCGTTTCCAGAATAAAAAGCCGTAAGAAGTATCATATATTTATCTGTACAACTCTTACACCAAGGCAAGTATCCGTCATTAGACTGAAATAGGGGACTATTTGTTTTTTGAAAATTGATTTTTTGTGAATTAAACCCTGCTCCACAACAAGAACATTTAAACTCGTGCTCTTTTGGATTGTACTGCTTAGGAGACCTATGTATTTTAAAATCAATACTTGTATCAATTGTTTTGGGTGAGTCAATCGACTCACGAATTATTTCTTCTCTAGTTTTTGCACCTTGAGCCAAACGCTCACATCCTTTCATTCAAATAGAAAAAGCAACCCGTAAAGGTTGCTTTTCGCAAATGCAACCATATAAGGTTGCGATATATTCCGACTAACTGCCAAGTTAGCCATATCTGTAAGCATCACTTTAGAATGCTTATTCTGTGGTCAGTGGTAGGACTTGAACCTACGCTCCAAGGCTCTTACCATCTGAGCTACACTGACATATAAGAGGGGAGAATACCCCTCCAAAGGAGATAAAAAAATGAAAAACATGTGCAAGTGCTTTTCTTTCGCCATACGGCTATCTACTCTGTGGTAAAGCGACCCCTCCAATACTCATATATACACCGAAAGTAGCCCGGCATATATAATCATTGTATACCCACATCTCAAGTATGTGGTGCGTATCACTTATCTTGCGTTTGTGATACTTCTCGCTTTTGTTTTCAGCGCAAAGCCTATTCGAGACCAGCTAAGCAATAACTGATATAGAACCTCAACAATCACTACTCGACAAAGCGTATTGTGTCATCGGTTAATAGCAGTTTAGGTCTGCCACTCTAATCGGTACGGTTTACCATTTTCAATCCGTATGATTTCGACTCGTACCCGTCGATGAGGAAATTCCCCATAATTCGGTTGACCAGACTTTCGTCAGCCAAATTGTTTTAATGCCTGCAAGGGGCGGTGTCGATATTTTGTTGCTCGCAAGGAGCTATGTTAATATATTCCACGCCCGGCAGAAGTTACACCTCTCCGGTGGGCGTGGTGAAGTATAAGCGACAGTTACACCGTTCTTATAGTTCTAATATATCATTCTCCATTAATTGCACCTTTAAGGGTATAATTTTAAGATATAATTACATTTTTGTACCCATAAGGGTGTAATAAGCAAATATCCGACACGATAGTATGTTTGTCGGATAAGTAGTCAAATATGATAAATTAAGCAGTTATTTTTAACTTAATTAGTCAAAGGCGATAAGTTAAAGCAGGGTGGGCGTACCCACACCTACTATGACCACTATATTATTCTCCATAAAATTGAAGTGCTAAAGGGATTTAACTTTCAAAACCAAACATTTCATTAATGGTGTCATCAGAATGGTCTTTAAGATATGATTGCGTAGTAGACACGTCGCTGTGATGAGCAAACACCTGTACTTGCTCCAATGGGAACTTCTTAGGGCTTCCATTTTCATCAAGCAATCTTGTGTCGGTTCCTTGAGCCAAACACTCCAATCTACTATGTCTCATTGTATGAGTAAATATATTACATTCCTCACCACGTACTTCGGATAAGATTTTTGAAATAGAGCATATCCTATCATACAATGCACTGTCGGTAACAGGCTCTCTTTTACCATTTAGATTTTTATACCACAACGAATCAACTTCGTCTTCACCACGTTCTTCGAGATATTGACGAATTAACTCTTTTGTATCATCAAGATACACTAAACAAAACTTTTTACCACGCTTGCCAACTACAACGTTAGTCTTGTTACTATCAGTCAATCCGTGCTTTTCTACCTGCAAAAGTTCATTCTTTCTCCCAGCAGAATCAAAACCAAGCGACCAGAGTACGGCAGACTGCAAATTACCCTTTTCTACCAATATATCTCTAACTTTGATAAATTCTTCAAAAGTAAAGAAGAAATCATCTTCATTGTCCCTAACTCGTTCTCTAGGCACACCCTTAACCTTTTTAGACTGATTGATTTCGTATTCATAGTCGTCATCTTCTTCGCAAAAGGTAAGTAGACTATTAATAGAACTTTTTAGTCTGTTTGTTCTTGCTGGTGACATTCCACACTCTTCAGTAAAATATAAACTCATACCTCTAAAATCTTTTTTGTTCATTTCGAGAATTGATTTATTTGAGTGCTCTTTAAGCACATATATGAGTATAATTCTTAAATCTTGAAAGTAAGAGGAAATTGTGCTCTTCGCTTTCTTTCTTTGCCTATACTCAGCCAAAAAATCATCAAGAATTCTTTTGTTTTCTTTATTTACCTGCTCCCACAATTCGGGTGTATAAAAATTATTATATATTCTTCCACGAGCCATTAGCCTCACTCCCTTTCGTTAACATATAAAAAGAAGCAGTTCAAACATTCAAACTGCTTCTTTTTTAGGTCTTGTATCTCTGAGAAATGGCTTTGTATAATCCAATTCGCCAACTTCTCTAATTTTTACCCAGTCAATATTATTCTGTATAAATTTTTCGATAGTCTTTCTTAACTTAATAGAACCATCATGCAATATGTTTTTAAAGTTGTCCTTGGTCAAATCACAAGGAAAGAGTATAAAGTAAATAAGGTTATTAGATTTTAACATCTCTTCCTTTTTCTTTAGTTTTAATCTGTAGTTCTCTTTTGATTTACTACGAATTATCGGTCTGTTATCATAGTACCAATTCTTATATTCTGCCAAAATACCTGCAATTTCTATGTATATTGTTTTCTCGCCAATATGTATTACATAGTCGCAATTCATATTATTTTTATATTCTGGAATAAATGTAGAATATTTTACATCTCTGAAATAATCGATATTATACTTTAAACCGCAATCTCTAAGATATTTTGAAAACATATATTCAAACTGACTTGTAATATGCTCTCCATCACCAAAATCAAAATTTATACCACAACCTTGTTTACCAAGTGAGACATCATTCTGTGCAAACAAATCCTGTACTTTACAATGATAATATTTGTCTGTCATTCTTCTTAAAGTACTCATGTTACACCAGTCTGGATTATTGTCAATTTCACGAGTGGTTATAAAATTTCTTTTTTCGTTATGAACAAACTCGCAAATTTTAGAAACCACTTCGTCAAACTGCTCTTTAGATAGTTGCTTGTCTATCATAGACTCGATATTAATCACTAAACCAAGTTCTTGTTTCATTTTATTTAACGAACCCCAGTGGTTGCGTATCATTTGAATTGTGACTTGTCCATATTCATGCCCTCTAAAATCATCATACATCAATGGTCTATCAAAATTTTTAGCCATATTTAAAATAATTTGTGTACATTGCTCTTTGGACATGTGTTTTGTAAAAAGTCCTGCCCACTCTTTAAATGTGTCAACATTGTTAACTGTCTTATCAGGACAGTGTTCTATAAACCATCGAATATTTGGGAGTCCATACACGCTGCAATTATCATCTCTTGACAACGAATATAAACTGTTCCCTATGTTTGGATTTTTACTAATCACATCTTTTAATCTACATAAATATTTATCATAATATTGAACATTAACTTTTCTCAAACTATAACAATCAATCTTTGCTAATTCATCGTTTAAGGTTGTTCCGTTTTGCTTAAAAACATCTATTATTTTTGAATAAGAAAAAGGTATTCCGTTATCTTCCGTGTATTCATTATATTTAGGAAACTTACCAGTTTTATTATAAAAATCTTTTAGGCATTTTACTATTTTATCCATTGTTATCCCGTTAGCAAAATCCCTATGTTTAGTATCCATAGTACATAAATAAAAACCATTGTTTCTACTTATGTTCTTATTATACATTGAATAAAAAATCTTTTTTCTTGTACCACAACAGTCACATTTAACATCTACATATTGGTTAGAGAAAGGTGTAAGGTCTGTTGTTTTTACATCTATGGTTGTTCCTCTAGGAACTCTCATTCTACCTTCACTGTCTTTACTTCTGGGTATAACATACCCCAACTCTTCGTAATACTTAATAACACTACTATTTAAACCTACAGTAGTATATTCGTTAATTAATCCCATATAACCCTCCAATCGTAAAAATTGGAGGCGGGGATAGGAAGTACCTATAATTCCCCTTACCAGTCTAACTGACTGACCTCTATAATGTTATTATCCAAATAAATGGATAAAGTTTTGCGATTATCCACAGTAACTCCTATAGCGTCCTGTTATCGCCACCGTTATTGCATAATCCACTTAAACTTTAAAAGCAAATTACACTCACAGACCGACTCATTATTCAAGCCCTATTCGTCTCAGGGCATCATTTGCAATGCTCTGTCCGTCTTCTGATATTGCAAACTGTCTCACTTGTTTCATCCTATCGCTAGTACGATTCAGACTATCTCCATAGAACTGTAGGTAGAGTTCGCCTTATTACTGACGCCAGAGGGAGTTGAACCCATCATTCCGAGATTGAAAATCTCGTGTCCTGACCATTAGACGATGGCGCCATATAAAAAGAGAGCCGAAGTAAATCAGCCCTCTACGTATAAATGACCTGACGTGGTACGCATCGTTGAGAGGCGTGTCAGATTCTGTTCAAAAAGCTAAGAGTTATGCGAGTATAACCCGTACAAAAGAACCGTCGCTCTTTTAATCCATTAAACTTTCCAATGAAAACAATAACTTTTATTAAAACCCAAAATCCTTTATAATTGTTCTAATGTCATCTTTGTCTATTATTTCAGAAGTATAGAAACTATAACTTGCAAACTTATCACCATCATTTTTCTTAATAGTAAATCCATGTATCTCAGTATCTTCATCAACCTTTGCAAATTCATCTACAAGTTCATCTGAACATTCTTCACAACAATCATAGTCGCATTCGCCATTTGCTACTTCAAACATCTTATAGTTGCAATTTTCATTTTGAAAACGCAAGAAACTTGATTTGATGTCTTCGTGTAGCAATAACATATCAGCATCTACCATTGAATATTCCTGAGAATCCTTTATAGGTTCCATGTATATACAATAATTTTCATCTATTGTAATGGCATATTCATCTTCATAATCTATGTCATAATGAATAAACTTGGGATATACTACATAATCTGAAAATATCGTATCCATTATTGCTGAAGCAACTTTAGGATAAGCAACAATAGCGACTGATTCGTATTTAGTTTCAACGTATTCAAATATTTCAGAAACTAATTCGTCTATGGACTTATAACTTTTCATTCATACACGCTCCAATCAGTATTAGTCAATATTTTTATAAGCCTTTGAGAGTGTCACTTTTATTTCATCATGAGCTGGTTTTGTCCATGTCTTGCCATCTCCAAGTTGACTTACTCCAGAACGTTCCTCTACATGTCTCTTCTCAAAGGTTATGAAGCCGCTTATAGCAACTTTGTTTCCTGTACTTACATTTTCCTTTACAACCTGTTGAAACGTCTCCAAAACAGCAGAAACGGTCTTATTTGACACGTCTATTCTGCCTGCAATTTCCTTTATCATATCTTGCTTGTTCATATCAATTATTTTCCTTTCATTCTTTACAATTAATTTATAACGCTAATAAAATATAATTAACCTCAATTTAAAATGAATTTATAAGTTTCCGTATGCCCGTACACGTCAGAAAACCCATATATTTTTACGGATGCTTTAGAACCTTTCATAATTGAATCGCTATAAGGGTCACTGCCTACAAATGACGGGCTAACTAAAATTTCCGTATCGTTGTATACACCTTCAAAACTTGGTACTTCTCTTCCGTTGTGCCAATGCCCTAAAAGAAGATAATCTAAGAATGAGCGTCTAAGCATACTTAAATCTCTTATAGAATTTTCTATATTCTTCAATTGGTGTCCATGCATAGCAATTATTTCATTTCCACAAACAGGAATTTCTACGTACTGTTTTCCTTCCTCGGCTAAATACACATTTATTCTTGTGTTATTTCGACACAAATCTTTTATGTAATGTCCAATTATGTATTCCAAGTCCTCATCGCCTAATTCATTAGCCTTTGTACCTAAAGGTCTAATTTGTGTATGATTGGCAGATGGAGCATGGTAATACTCAATGTTTGTGTATGCTGATATATCATTTAAGAATGACGCCATTAATCTACTAATCTCAACCGTTGCCTTTACAACAGATGAGTCGTTGATTTTTAAATCACTAGCTCTTAAAATACCTTGTATCAAATCTCCAAGTGAAACAACGTGTAACTTGTTAAGTTTATGTTTTTGAATAAAGTCAGTAACATAACAAGCCAAATTTTCAAATCTTTCTTTCGCAATATCAGGAGAATATTCGTTGTTCTCGCTTTTGAATGTAGCACCATAATGAACATCCGCTATTGGCATAATATATTCAATGTCATCCGTTTGAGAATCCGGAATAGAACAAAAAGAGGGAAGAGGTAAAGCCTCACAAACACTACCAACATACTCATAATACATTTCTTGACGAGAGGAGCTTCTGTCTACTCGACCTCTCTCAATATTTGCTGTTTGAAGTTTGATTCTTTCTTTTCGTATCTTTTCGAGTTTGTCATCTAACTCTTTTGAATAATTGGTGTTCCCAGTTTCTTTTTCATTTTTCCATTTGTGATATTCTAATACAAATGCACCACCAAAAATGGTTTGTTGCGATTTCCTGAGACTATCGTAATGAATATTGGCATCTCTGCCATTCGGATTCTTAATGTTGTATTTAGAAATTATATCAAGCCATTCGCAATCAATCTTATGATTCTGTTTGTCGGCACACTCTTTAAGTGCATTTTCATATTCTTCGATTGTCAAACCATATTTTGCAATCTCTTGTTCAAAATCGTACAATTATACACCAACTCTCTTATTCTCAAAATTAGGTTTATTTTTGTAAGTTTTTACACCTCTGATTTCGTTAAGTGCGTTAATATTGCGTTTAACAGGCGTAAGATAAAATTTCTTAGGTTTTGAATAAGTAGAAGATATACCATTATCTCTATGAAACTGTATCTTATAAACCTTATTCAATTTTTGTGCCTCGTCCTTTGTTATAGGAATTATAATTATCACTCTTTCTTAAATTATTTTTTGTAATATAAAAAGCACCGTCTTTAAACGATGCTTTATAGCTAATTGTTTCTTTATCCTATACTGTATATATACGAAGTTGAAAATCTTTATGAACGGCATAACTAAGCCTAAAACTATGATTTTAAAACAGTCTTAATGTAGTAATTGTGATTTATTTCTTTTCTTTTTTTCTTTTTACAACTATCACAATATTGGCGATTTTTTGCGTCATTTTCAATTAAAGAACCACAAGTTTTACACCTTTTGTATTTTTTATGATCCCTTACACCATAGTATTGCTTTTGATATTTCAACATTTCACCCTCAAGACATTTACAAAAATATCGTATGTAAAAATTATCTTCGTTTGCAAAATCATACAACCGAATTTTAATGTTTCTATCTTCATACTCGTTGATTGTCTTGCATCTGTCAAAAATCTTCCTTAGGAACACCTCTATCAAGGTTTTATATTCCTGCCAAGATAGCGACATCTTTTGTTTTTGATATATGGGTTTTAATTTAATTGCCTTGTCAATCGCGTCATCAATGATAACAGTCAACTCATCAGCATCCATTTCGTCTCCGTCAATCCATCTGTAATATAATCTTTTTGGTGTGTTCAATAAATGCATATAATCTTTATTAAGAATTACTTCTTTATCAAAATATCGAGTATAAAGATTGTTTATTTTCTGTCGTATAAGACTGCACCAATCATTTTCAGTTGACATAGCCTTATAGCCTTTATACTCCACATCAGACCAACAATCAAACACTTTACCAACATCTGTGTTTAACAAATCTTTTCTAACGGTGTAATGAATTGTTTTTGTAAACACTTTCCTCTTATTATCACTTTGCCAAATTATGCGACAGAAAGAATTAAAAATATTATCTTTATTTTCACAAGATTTATAATCTTCAATTATTTCATACAAATACTGCTCTATAATACATCAACCTCCTTAAACTCATAAAACTTTCCAAGATACCCATATGAGTTATTTGTTTGATAGGGGACTTCAGTTATAGAGATGTTTCTTTGTGGGTTTGAATTTGCTTTTAAATTTTTGATTATATAATCTCCATAAGCCGACCAAGCAAGCGACTTGCTGATAGAAAAGTTACCATAAGATGCTTTTATTACATAATTAGCTACCAATTCTTCTCTTAAACTTATATCTCGTTTTAAATTTTGTTTATATTTTTCTACAAGTTTCTCCATTGCGAATTTATAGTCTCCGCTATTAGATTTGTCCTTGTCCTTATTCATATTAAGATGTTTTCTTAATTCGTCAGCGTATGAATTTACATATCTACGTGCAATTTTTAGGGCGTTTTTGTTGTTTAAGTCTAAATCGTTATTTATAATAAGACATCTTGTATCAATTAAATCTTGCAACTGGTTGTCCCATAATATATTTTTCTTTTCCCAAGCGCAAACGTAGTCACACAACTCGTTCATGGGAGAAGGGGAGTGATATGCGTTTAATTTGATTTTATCTTGAGGGTTTTCGATATACTTATTTTTTTCTTTTAATTTGATATAGGTTTTCATCTTTTTTGGATAATTAAACAACAAAAAGTAAGGCAGTTGATTTAGATGTTTTCTTAATCCCTTTGTCATTTGCCATCGAGTGCCGGTCTTGATAAAGTCGATTTCATGTCCTTGGTACACACGTAGTAGGGAAGAATAATTGTCATATAAGGCTTTAATATCTTCGTTTGTAGTGTACCTATTTTCAATACTGGTTGCCGAATTTGTAATCTCGCCTATACGATTATCTCTGGTCATAACCTCATACTCAATAATATTTTCTTTTGTGTAGGGTTTTGCTTTTGCAGTTGTTTTGTCATCTATGTCAATAATTATTTTCTTATCGATTTTAGAATCAATAATTATTGGCTCATTACAGAGTAAAAATATATCTCCGTCAAAATCTGCACCGCCTTGTTGTGGAGCTGACACATCGTACATATTAAACATAACAACATCTTGGTCTTTAAAATGTTTAAACCATTTATTTGAGATGTCATTACGCACAATCCGTATCTTATTCACTTCCGAAGGATCAACAAGTGGAGAGCGAAAAGAAATAATATCACCAGACTCAAAATTGGCACTATACAACTCTCTTTCATTTAAACATCCAACAGGATCTTCACCAACCGCATATTGTAAATAACCAATCATATCCCCAACGCCAGTATGATAAAAGCCTGAACAATATATTTTTCCAACTTTAGCTTCGTCAATTGACTTTTTCAGTTTACGATATATAAACTGCTTAACGGCAGGGTCTTTTAACATTACATCGTTGACAAGTGCAGCTTCAAGATATTTGCTTTCAGGCTCATAACTTTCGGTGTCTAATATACCCATGAATTTGTATGTATAGAACTTATCACCTTTGATTATTTTTTCAAAAAGTGAAGTGGTATACTTAGCTAACGAAATTATTTTACCATTATTTTTGTTATTAAGAATATCATAATCTCCAACGATTTGATTTTCGCAATAATCAATATATTTAGGATTCCACAAATCTAAACACTGTAAATATTGAAAATTCATACGGGTATACTTATTAAGGTTTTTTATATGATGACTGTATTTGCTTATTCCAAGTTTAAAGTTATACTTACGAAGTGTATTCATATATTCTATCCAAGCATCGTTGCCATATTTTTCTTTGAAGATTTTATGTCCTTTAAACATAGACGTATTCCAAATACAATCAATTGTATCAATACGATGCTTATGTCCATATATATCGGTTATGTATTCATATCCCCATTCTTTAAGGATTTCTCGGAATGGTACATAAACAGAATACCCCTTAACAAACGGAAGCCTTATCTGGCTGCCTATAGCATTGTAATCTAGTCCAAGCTGGGCGCTGGTAATTTCCATAAACTCTTTTTCGTGACATCCACAACCATCAAATGGTATAAGTTTTAAATCTTTATAACCCTCTTCAATTTCCCTTGAATTATATTTTTTTGTTTTACCTGTTTCCTTGTCGACAAACTCACGTTCCCTTTCAACAACATATTTTATTAGCTGATTTCGTAGTGTTTTTTCATATTCTCCTATAATAACAATGTTAGGCATATAATCCTGAATGAGTGTACAGGAACTAAATACAAGACATCTTTGTGCTTCATATTTTGATATTACACACTCTTCAATCTCAATATCCATTTGTGTAACCATATATAACTCGTCAAAGATATCATCACATACAAATGCGGTAATCCCGTCTTTCCCTTGAGAGGCAGATTTTCCAAAACGCTTATAATGCACGCCATTATATACAAAACCTTTATCTAAAATATAACTTAAATCCTTTTCCTGCCTTGGATTCTTCTTTGCAACCACTAGGATTATTTCATTTATGTGAGTTGAAAATTCCCCACGAAGTCTTTCTATTTGGTCAAATAAAGGGGAAGATCCTTGTTTTATCAAATATTCATTGTTTATTTCCTGCTCTTGAGTTAAGTTTACTTCATAATTCTGAGATATAAGTTCTTTAATAGGAATCTTTACAAGTGTATATTGTGTTGCTTCTATGTCAATTTCCTCCTTTGCCATCATTCTTGCTCTTTTTATCTCTAATAATCGAATTTTTCCTACACATTTCATCAAAACGCCAGTCTGAAATGATACGAGAAGCGATAATGGAACCGGCGGTATTGTCTTTACCTCTATAATCTGTTTCAAAATCCGATAAATATATCCTGCCTCCAAATCTTGAAGGGTCATTTATGTAATCTCCATTTTGCATTATTTATTTAAAGTCTCCTTTTGTTATTTATAAAGTGGGTGATTCTAATATATTATTCTCTGTTTGTTTGAGAAGCTTTGTTAAAATTTTCAACTCCATACGCCTCTAACATTTTATCTAAAGCCCATTTAATTTCTCGTTGATATCCATTTTCATTCAAAACATATATGTTAGGAACATTTTTAGGCGGATGTGATTTTGTGGCAGGAATACTGCCAATATTTTTTCTTATAAGTAAAGCAGGATGATTTTCATCAGAAACAAGATAATCAAGAGTTTGATTTATAGTTTCTTTAGACATTGATATTTCTTTTGCCATAGATTCAAGGCTTTTAAAGAAAGCTTCAGGATTATCTTTTGCATTCTCGTACTCGGTGCCGTCATCTTTTTTGCTACGACAACCAATATAGGAATTGATATAAAGGAATGCCAATAATATATTCTCTTTGTTTAAAGAACTGTCAGCCATCATTATTGTGTTTAGTTGAGATGTAGTTATCATTGTAAACTTTTCAGCACAATCAAAGTTTTCAGGGATGATTTCAATTTCAATGCCAGTATCATAAGAAAGAGAATCTAAATCTTGCGATACTTTAATCATTTTATTATTAATCATATATTCCAGTACATCTAAAATTTCATATACCGCTTTAGGTTTATGTTTATTTGTCTTATATCCGTAAAAGTTTAATATCTTACGAATAGTTATCCAACTGTAGTTTTCATAAGAACGGTACTTGTCGATTAAGATATAAATGATGTAAAATTTCCTACTCACGCCATAATCTTTCTTGATATTGCATCGTATATACTCATTAGGAAATCTTGTAAAATATTCTTTTGTTATGTATTTTGTAATAAAAATTCCTCCCTTTATAAATTCACCTGCGTACGGCAAACGAGGTTTTACCCTCACTTAATTTTTAAATCTGAGAATTTTGACGAGGTTCAGACCTCGTTTACGGAACTGAAATAATATAGACACCTATATAATAAAACAGACATATTCATTCGCAGATAAATCTGCTCATTCAGTTTCGCTTCGCTCACCTTAAAATCTTCTTGTTAAAATTTTGCTCTCAAGATATTATTCTCTTTTTAATCTTATATCTGTTTTAAAATTTTTGTCTATCATTTTTTTGAGTGGGGGGGTAGTTATATAGTCATAAGTTTGCTTTAGATGTAAAATATACCCCTACATCATATATTCTCTGTTGGTTTGATATAAGGGTTAAGTTTCTGCTTTGAATTGTAATGATCACTAAAATGTGATGAGATAAAAATATATTGTGAAATAATTTTGCACATATGGAAATAACAGACTTCGATGATTAAATATATTTTAGATATAAAAGTGTGATTATTACTAAGATTTTAAGGAATTGTGTGAGATTTCTGTTTTGAGAAGACTAAGATATTTAATATAAATTGACTGTTTTCGTAAAAGATACTGATTTTTCTGAGATTTTTAAAAGATTTGATAAATTAAATTAATTTTTGAGTATAAAAAAAGAGCCTTAAATGGCTTTGTTGTGAGGTTTTATCGAAGTTGATATCGAATGAATTTGATGGATTTTAGGTAAAAGAAAAAGAGTATCGAATTTGATACTCTTATTTTTGTGTATTGAGTTTTGAAATGGGAGTCTACGTGTGGATGGAACAGATAGGCTCAAAATGGCTCTGTTATGCGGTTTCTAAAATGTAAACCCAGCCGGGATATTAAAAAAAACATACCATAATATTATTACTATTATAGTATGTTTTATCTGTATAAGTTTTTAACTTGCTTTTTTAGTTTTGCATCTGCTGAAATTCTGAACGGTTACGGGTTCGTAAAAATAGACTTGAATTTTATATACTTAAAATTTTAACTATAAACAATAGGTATAAAATATCCTATAAATTATACCTATAAAAATATCCTAAATTTTATAACATAACTATCCTTCATCAGTTCAAAACATAAAGCCGGGAACGGTTTACAATTCCATATCTTTTTTTATTAAATCTAATACATATGAATTAATACTTGTAAATCCTTTTTTGCTTGCGTGCAGCTTTATCTTGTCATATAAATCATTGTATACAGTGCAGGCTATCTTTTTTCTTTTTTCATTGTACTTTTTTTGTGCGGTTGCATTGTATGTACTTTTCTTTTCTTCCATTCTTCAGACCTCAAACAATAAAAACTTTAAAATATTTTATCATATTTTTTTAAAAAAGTCAAACATCATTCCTATATACAATATGTAGTGTTTAATATGTTTTAATGTGCTATAAAACGCAATATATTGTTAGTAAATATGCACAAAATAGTGTACTCTATTTTTGTTATTTTGCCTATTGAAATAGTGTACTCTATTTGCTATAATAGTAAGTGTCAAGGGTAGTTAATACAAATTACTTTGCAGCGACCTGAGACCCAAACTAAAAAAAGGACGGTACAAAAAATGAATACTATCGAATTAAAAAACACTTTAAAAAACATAGCATCTAATCAGACCAAATACGATGCAGCAACAACCGACAGTATTATTAATGTAATAATCAATTACTATAATATTACAGATACAAGCTATGATGCAGACGATGCAATTAAAACCTTTAAAGGCTTTATAAATAAAGGTGATTTAATTTTTAGCAAGGAGGCATAAAACATCATGACATACAATTATAACAATGTTTTAAAATGTATTGAAACTGTAAAGGCACTAAACACAACGGCATCCAAAAAAGCAGATCATCAATATTTATGGTATCAGGTTAAAAAAGCGTTTGATTTCTGTTATGATATGACATCTTGTATATTATTCGATTATGAGTTTAGCAGCGAAGCATATAACTACTTTAAAGCCGTAAATGATAACTTTAAAGGCATCAGCAAAAAAGAACTTGATGCAATGCTGAAGCAATCTATAAATTATTTAAAATGGGAGCTTAAGTGCCTGCATAATGAGATTATAAAAGGCGAATTACAGAGTGATTACAACGATTATATTAATTAATACAGAGGGCATAACAGAGGGCAGAAACACTATAAAACAGTAATTCTATGAAATATTTGGAGGTATTAAAAATGAAAATGACAAGAAAAGAAATACAGAACGGTTACAAAAAAATATATTGTATTGGTTATTGTGAATTACAATGTCTTTTAAGAAGGTCAAACAAAGTCGGTTATAATAGCGGTGTTTATGGTTGGAATTACGATGTATTTTCACTTGACAACGGCAATATAGCAATTTGCACAGGTTACAGAAGCATGCCGGGAATTAGAATTGATTATAGAATAACTGAAAAATACGAAGCAAAAGCAGAAGCACTTTTTAAAGATTATTCTATCAAATACGAAGAACAACAAAAGAAGCTTGAAAAACTTGTTGAAAAGTTTATTGAAGAAATACAGAAATAAAAAGCGGAGGGAATAACTATGTTAAAAACAAATAGCAAAAAAGCAATAGAAAATATTAAAAATTACATAATCAACAACTTTGACTTCTGTAATTATGATGACGGCACAACAGAAGAGCCAAAAACATTTGAAGCAATAGCAAAATTTATTTATAATTGTTTTCTTACTGAAAAGCGATATAATGACGGCTACAAAAATTACTCAGAACAAGAAATATTTTTTGATTGGTGTAGCGGTTTACCTTCTGTAATTGATACATGTTATTTTTACAACAGAAGTGCGGTTAATGATTTAGCGGTTATATTAGAAGAAACAGAAGCAGAAAAAAGCAAATATTCAGAAGCGGATGCAGAAAAACTTTTGACAAATTTAATTTATAGAGAATTAAAAAAGGCGGTGCAATAATGCTAACTATAACAACAGAAAAACAGACTATATATATCAATATAGACTTGTTAAAAAGTCGCTTTAAAAGTGCAGTTATAACCATTTTAAAAATATTAACTTTTCTATGTGCTTTTTGCGGTGTTATATGGATTATAGGCACGGCAGGAACATCAGACAACAACAACATACCATTTACACAAATTATCACACAACTTTTACAAGGCTTTTTGTGTTGTGGTATTGCTTACATACTTAATTTTATTAAATTAGTTATTAAATAATTAAATTACTTTACACTAAAAAATCAAATTAAAAGGAGAATAAAAAAATGATGGTATTTAATATTAAAGCGGTTAGAGGTTTAGCACAAAAGGAAACAAGAAAAGCACAAAAGAGCTATAAAAAGGAAGTCAAAAGCATTATCAGAACATTAAAAGCAGATGTTAAAAAATCAGCTAAAAAGGGCGTTACATCCTTTATGACTAAAATTAGATGGATTGAGGAATACAACGAAGTAAAAAACTATTTCATTGCAAAGGGTTTTAGAGTATGGGAAACAAAAGAAGATAATTTTTATAATGTGCATGGGGATAGATTTTTACATATTGCTTGGTAATTGAATAATGATTTTATAGTAAATTTTGGAGGTTGTCAAAATGCACATTTCAGAACTTGAAAACAAGCATATAAAAATAGGTAAAACATCAATTACAGTTGTAAACACGGAAAACAACAAAACATGCGGAGTTGTGCGGAATATCTGCAAATTTAAGGATTTGCAGCCAAATAAACAAATAGAACATTTTAAATCTTTGAGAAGTGCTGGACTTTGGGGTAGTGGTATTGCTGATATTATAGATGCGGTTATTATTGCAGAAAATCGCCTTTATTATCTGCACAACTTAAAACCAATAGAAACATACAACAAACTTTTTAAAGGTGTTGACGGTTGGGAATCAGATCAAAAAAGAGCAGAGGAACGGCAGACAATAGCGGAAAATATGAGACAGTTTGCAACGGTTATTAACTGCTATATTGATTAATTTTTAAATTGCTTGACAGTAGGAGCACGGACACGATGAAAACACATGACAATAAAAGACTATTGAACACGGCACAAATAACAAGTATTTATATATCAGAGCCGGAACACGAACAGAAGAATTTTATCATATATGCAAGTATTAATTTATGCGGTAATTTTGCACTTGCAGAGGCAGAAACGGAAACAGAAGCACAAGACAAATTACATTACATTTATAATCAAGTAAACGGAAAATAAAGCGGTTTTTGAAAAATATTAATTTGAACCTTGACAATTAAATACATAAATCACTCATACAGACTTGAATTTTCAAGATTAATTTGGTATAATAACATATGAAAGGAGGGTTTTGTTATGAAATTAAAAGATATTAGTGGATATATGGTTGTAGATTGCGATATATTGGTTGAAGATGCAACAAATGAAGAATATAGTTATGTTGACGATTTTTCTTTAGAGGATAAAAAAAAGATGAGTAGATATAAAGAGGCAACACTTACGGCTATAGCCCCGGGCAATAATGGGCATGTGTTAATTACTGTTTGCATCAATAGCGGAGTTTTTACAGAAAATTGATTGATATTAAAAAACATTTACAGAGTGATTTATGTGTTTAATACATAGGTCACTCTATTTTTATGGAAAAAACACTTTGAAAGCAAGATTTTAAAGCGGAGGGATGTTTTAATATGTCAACAGTAATAAGGCAACACAAGGAAAATAATTATTATGTGACTATGGAAGTTAAAAATGTATGGGGAAATGACATTTATATTGTAGAGGTTTGTCCCTGTTATGACAATAATATGTGCGGTTATCCTCTTCAAAAAATGACATATTCAATCAATGATAAAAAGAAAGCAGAAGCGACTTTCAGACGATATGTAAAGAAGTATTGCAAAGGAGAATAAAACAGATGGAAAATATCATAAAAAGCATGATTGAAAAAGCTATATATTACAAGGAAAATTTAAGCCTTTATGACGAATCAAGAGAGTTATTGCAGTTTGCAGCACAACTTATTGAACAGATGGCACTAACTATAAATTGTCCGTCAAATTGGCGAAGTATTGGAGCAGAACTTGCAGAGGAATACAAAGACAATACATGGATTTTTGACGAGCTTGAATTATGGAATTATGAGGAGTGATTGTTAATGAGCATTTTACAAGAATATGAACAGATAAGAAAACAACTTGGAGAAGAAAAGTTTTCACATATCGAAGCATTTTTAGAAGCACATCCACACTATTTTTTAAGTGATGTATATTACAGAGAATCTGTATGGAAAGAGTTTGAAGAATGGGAGAGTAAAAACAGATGATCAAATTAAAATCAGATGGTTATGTGTTTATTAGTGATTTAGGGATTGAATATGAACTTTTAGAGGGTGTATCAATAGGAGCAGATAAACAATATACAAGTGATATTGTCTTTATAATACTTATGGATGCTAACTATAATGTAGATACAAATTTTGTTGACTATGTTTACGGAGCAACACTTTGGAAAGATGAAAGCAATAAAAACTACATAGAGGATTGTGTAGAAACGATTAGAGCGAGTGTCAAAAAATATGAGGAAAGAAACAATATTACAGAGAGAATTGTTGAAGATGAAATTTTAGAGGAGACTTGTCCGCATTGCGACCATATAAACGAATACAAGTTATCAGAAGCAAAGGACTATAAGGACGGAAAAAAGATTGTGGTTTGTCAAAGTTGCGGAAGTGTTATTCTTGCATGCAGTTTATGTGATGGTAACGGATGCGGAAAATGTTCTTTATAATAAGGGGTTTTAGATATGAAGAAATTACTTTACAAAGGTATTGAATTTGATGATTTTCAGCTATACAACGGAGAAACAAACGATTATGGAGATTATAACTCAAAATCTCTTGACGGATTTGATAGTGCGAATGTATATGTTTGTCCGCACTGCATCAAGAAATATGGGTTATATGCAGAGTGTGGAGTTTTCAAAGAGGAAACCGAAAAGGAAATTGCAGAAACGGAATACAACGGAATAACTTTTGGAAATCATCATCAGGATTTAACTTGTGGTGTCAAAGGATGCTATAATAAAAATTCTTATGATTGTATGTTTAACACAGAGGGATGTCAGCTTATGGAAAATGAAACAGAGGAAAAGACAACAAGACAGTATGCAGTTAAGATAACAGAAACATTGGAAAAAGTTGTTTATATTGAAGCTGATAGCCGGATTGAAGCAGAAGCAGTAGCAGAGGAAAATTGGAATAATTCAGAATACATTTTAGATGCGGAAAATTTTGTTTGTGCAAGGTTTGAAGCAACGGAAAGCGAGGAATAAAGCAATGTTGTATTGTGTTGATATAAGGGAAAAGAAAAGCGGAAGAACAGTAAAAACTGTTTTGGAAACAGAAGATCACGATAAGGCATGGGCGGTGGTTAGTGAATATAACAAGGAATACGGAGAGGGTGGAAAATACCTTTCAGAATTTCCAAAAGCGGATTATTTTATTGATGTATTCAATGACGAGACACGATGAAACAAGGATTTTAAAAGGGGAGTTTGCTATGACGGTTTATGTATTAAGTGTAGATGGAGAAATCATAGGCATTTATGATGAATATACAAAGGCTTATGATATTGGATGCAATAAGTATGACGGAAATTTTGACATAGAAGAATTTGATGTAGAGTAGGAGGTTTTGAAAATGGCAAAACACACAATGACGGTGGAAAATTACTTTCAGAATGTTATTAAAAAGTCGTGGACTTGGCAGAAGCTAACGGAAGAAGAACAGAAGCGTTTTATTGATATGAATGTTTTTGACAGGATCAAAGGCAATGATAAAACAAGAGTGGAGTGGTTAAACACTATTTATCAGAGTTTTCTTTCCGCGTTGGGTTATAAGCCTATTGGATGGAGAGAAGAAGCGGAAATACAGTTTTAAACAAATTGCTTTACACGGAGGGATTTAATATGACTTGTAATTACTTTGAATATAGAGACTTGACGGAAAAATTATTCTTTGGTGTAGCCTTAACACAAGATCATTTAAACAGAGCAACAGAGGAAATAAGACGATATATAGTTGATGGCGGTGCCGGAGATGTGATGTTGTCTTTGGGTATTGGAATAAAGGTTATCACAAAAGAAGCGGTATTATTGCCGAAGGAAATTGTCAAAAGATGCTTTGTCTACATCGCTGGAGAAAACAAGGGCAGAGAGCTTGACAGACACGAAATTATGAATATAGGAATGTTTTTGAAGCATGGAGCGTTATACGGAAAATGCGGTTGTCCTGCTTGTTAGGAGGCTATTATGAAACTTATTGAGAATTGGAAAGACAAAAACTTAAAATGCCATTTTTGCGGTGAAACAAGAAGTGTAAAGTATGAAGTTTTAACTTTGGTAAAAAACGAAGGATTAAAAACGGTTTGTGTCTGCAACAAATGTGCATTAGTACACAGAAGGCATATATCGTAAGCGGAAATAACACGATAGAATTAGGGGTTTAAGTATAGATTTTAGGAGGAAACGAATATGACACGCAGAAGGATAATTTTTACGGATAACAAAGGCAGAATGTATGCGACAGAGGAATACAACGGAGATAAGCACGATTTTGAACAGAGGGGCATGCATGGATATTGTGACAAGGATTGGAATGAAATTATAAAAGCCTTTGAATATGTTGGAACAGTTGAGGATTTTGTAAAAGCTGATTTGGTTGCACAACAGTATTATCACAATCCGGATTATATCTTTTGGAGCGGTGGTGTTCAAAAGATTGATTTTGAATACTTACCTATTGAGAGGATATACAACATTGAGGATGTTTCGGCTGATGAAATTTATCTTGTTGAAAACGGAAATGTAACACTATTAGATGTTGAAGAATAAAGCAGATGAAAGGGCATTAAAGAGGGAGAGTTGGGATGGCAAAGAAAAAGGGAAACAATTATATTGTTGATGAAGTAAATAATATTGTAAGGGTTGAATTAAACAGAACAAATGCAGAAAGTATATGGACGGTTATTGATTTAGACGATTTGGAAAGAGTATTGATAAATTTTCCTTATACTTGGTATGCAAAACTTAATAAAAGTATGGGTAAATATTATGCTTATGCAAGTGAATACATACCTGAACTAAAAAGAGCAAGACCGATATTTTTACATCAGTTTATTATGGAAGCAAACGGAAAGACGGTAGATCATAAAAACAATAATTGCTTGGATAACAGAAAAGAGAATTTAAGGATTGTTTTAGATACTAATAATTCTAAAAACAGAAGGGGTAGAAACAGTAATAATAAGTCAGGTTACAGAAATGTTTCTTGGAGTAACACAGAGAAAATGTGGATAGTACAGCTTCAGATAAATAAGAAAAACACTGTACTTGGAAAATTTTCTTATGAAGAATTAGAACAAGCCGGAAAATTCGCAGAGGAAATGAGACAAAAATATTATGGTGAGTTTGCAGGTGGAAATTAAGCAATAAATGAGTGATTTTATTAGGAGGTAAAATATGAAACAGACTTGGGCAAAAACAAGCAATGAAAAATTAAATATTCCAATGACAACAGAAGAATGGAATATAATTGACTTTATTGCATTTGAAAGTGAAACATCTAAAGTATATCCATTTAACACTAAATTTGATGATATATCAATGGATATGATTGTTAGAATTGTTGAAGAGTGTAATGGACATAGATGATACTGAAA